GATGCCGACTCTCTCATTATCCGTATCAACAACAAACACATCCCCGCCATCTGCGTCTTTCCGCACAAGAAAGGCTTCCGTTGATGTGGCGTCGATGATTGTTGAGTCGGTTGTGATTATAACGGAAAGCGAATCACCGTCTCCATCGAATACTCTACCATTAGCATTAGGTATATGAAGTAATTGATCGTATGTATCTGCTGGTGATTGATTAGTTAAGTCAGTCTGTCCGAGCAATAACCCAAATAATAATAATGGTATTAATTTCCTCATGTTAATCTCCTATTTTATCCCAAGTCCGATTTTCTTCGTCATACTTGGAGGTTGTTGTTGACCATGTTTGACCTGTATCATCCATAGCCTTAATTAGTGTATTAATTGATGCTCCCGATCCTCCCATATCCTCAAGAGCAAGTTTGAATCGTGTATTTAAAGACGTTCCACTATCCCCGATTGAGTAAAGAAATTCTCTTAACATCTTATTCATCGAACCGGAATAGCCTAACGATTCAAGGGCATCCTTCATTAGTTTGTGTAACGACATTGTCGGGTTATTTGCCGGAACAATATCTGCAAAGTATTCTCTTAGTATTGAATTTCTACTCATAATTACCTCAAGTGATTAGCCTGTTGTCCCCACGCCACCTTTGGCTTTGGAGTTTTCCAATCCCCATACCTTAAAATTAAATATTTTTCTATATCATTTGGCACGTTCCATTCAACCCCTCTCCATTCAAACTTCCCACGTGGAAAGAATAGATCATACGGTTGAACCGCAACACCAAAATCATTATAATTGATTAATTCATCATTTTCACGATAAAAATAATAAATATCAAATATCACATCATCTTTTATGAAAGCGTGTTGATAAACCCTATCTGAATCCATTATTCTATGTAAATGAAAACCATTCGCAATAAACAGATTCACATCTACTGGTTGAGTTGTCTCAACGTCAAGGTCAGTATCCCACTCAATAAAATCTCGTTCACGATATAAACCCAACATTGTACCGGAAGCCAACCAGTAATCTTCCATCAATGAACAACCTTCTTTTAATATGTTGAAAGCGTTAGACTTCATAATTTCTTCGGATCAAACCATTTCTTAAATACTTGATCGTCAAAATCCTTATGTAGATGATTGCACCATGTATCGGTATCAACAAACGCCTGATAACCCAAGTCGTAAGCGTCTTTGTGAAAAAGAAAATCTGTGAATTGTTGTTCAATTCCGCCATGTTGAATCTTGAATTTAATTTGTTCCATGACTTCACGTTTAATCAACAAACAACCCATGCCAGCAGAGAAGACTCTTACCGCACCCCTTTGAGGCAAGGCATCCTCAAGTTCCCATAGTCTTGATTTAATGCCAAAGATTCCCCAAACTGTAGGAATTTGTTTTTGTCTAACAACAATCACTCCCGTATGTCCGGAATCTAAAGACTGTTTGACTGCATCCCCTATTTGACCCCTTTTATTTGGTAATGAACGTATATCAAACTTCTGATATTCTTGAGCGGTAATCATATACATTGCTGAGATAATATCTTTATCTTCTGAAATCAATTTAGTCAAAGTATTTTCCGGAGGAATTGTATCGGTTTCCAAATTCATATAATGGGTACAGTCTGATTTTAAGAATTGTTCTCTAATATAATTCTGTTTGTTACAGAGAATCTGGATACCTTTCTCATCATCAGCGGGTTTGTACCAATGAGTTTTATATTTTCTAAATCCCCACGGTTTTACTTTTCCATTCCAAGACACCAAGACTTCTGTTTCAATTCCGGCATCAGAGGCATGACGAATCATGCCCCTTAATGCCTTATCAAAAGTCTCTCGACAATATGCATGTCCGGGATGTGCAGTAATCCCAATGAAGACTTTAGGATGTTTTGGTATGAACCTCAACGCCCCATCCGTCAACGATTTCTGCAACACCACCAAAGAATGAACCAATGATATACTTACGTAAGTATCTTGGATCGTCCCATTCTTTGATTCGGAACATATCACCTGAATAACCATAACCCAATGCACCTTGTGTGAATACACCGGCTTTTACCGCATTGGAAGCCTCGGTAAATTCAGGAGAACTGTGTAATTTAATACCTGCAATTTGTCCGACAAATCCGTTGCGTAGTCCTTCGTCTTGTGTTAATCCACCAGCATAATTAGTGGTTGTAACAAGATCATTTGAAAGACCATAAGTACCCCAAAGCTGAGATGGGTAGAATACACCGTTCGGAAGACCGGGTGCGGAGTTCTCTTTCAAGCTTTCAAGAGCTGAGAACAAATTATCTACTGTCAAACCAACTGTGGAAGTACCAACAGCATTGCTGAAGTTATCAAAAGCTGCATTTAACAAACTATCAACCTTACCCGCAAGAGCAGCACCAACTAATTGACCAACACCATCTGAAATGGAGTCAGCATTAGAAAGTTCAGCCTCGTCATAGATAGGTACATTAATACTATACATATCATGGGTAGCAGTTTTCTTGTTTGAAGTTAATGCAGATTCAGGAGTTACAGTTCCCTCGGCAGTTGCAGCAACATCAGCACTCTGTACTTTATGAGTTCCTGTGTTGTATGCAATCCAATTAGTAGTATCACCAGCAGGTGATCCTTTAACCGAAACGAGAGGGAGAGTAACACCATGTTCATCAAATGCTATAATAGCATCTGCAAGGATTACGTCAAGTAGCCCACCTTGGAAATAGGCAGCGTTGCCACTTTCACCTATAGCAGCCATATCTTATTTCTCCTTCTTTCCAAATAGTCGTTCATACTGGCCGGGTTTGTATCGAACAGATACAGATGTTCTTCTCGGAATACTGTCCTTGCCCGTCAAAGCACCAACCGCATCACCAGTAGAGATTTCCTCTACACCATCATAAAGATATTTTCTTGAACCATCTTTCATAACAGCCATAGACAACCGTCCCTCAGTATCAGGATTCCAACCATTAAAATTAGTTGGAGTCTTATCTACCGAGGCGATTTGTGAATGATCTACGGATTTTTGAGAAGGCTTTTTCATCAATTTCGCCCTTACTATATGCCTTTGCTGCTTCCGGAAGTGTTGAGTATCCACCCATATCACCCGGTTGCGAAGTATCGACATTTGGAATAGTAGTTTTTGTATTTTTGTTAATGTGTGCTTCAAGTTTATCCAACTCGAGTCCACCATATAAATCCCGATCATCTTCCGGCAGTTTATCTATTAACGATTTGCGTCGGTCTGCCTTGTATTGATCCCATTCATTCGCCTTTGTAGTAACAGCTTCAAGTTTCTGAGTTGTTTCATCAAGAAGAGTTTTATATTCTCCCTGTTTTTCTAACTCTTTCTTTCTTGCCGCTTCTTTGTCAGATTCCATTTTTGCAATCTTATCCTTAAACGATTTGAGTTCGTCGTTGACTTCCTTAAATCGGGAATAAGGAATGTCAGCGGGTTTATTAACGTCTTCCACGACTGTCTCCGTTTTAACGTCTGGAGTTTCGACTGTTGTTTCACTCATGTTTACCTCTTTTGTTGAGTTCATCAAATTTTATCGACTCAAATCTTATTTCTTTTTTACGTTGTTCCATTTGAATAAATTTATTTTAAGTATTTTCTTTTAATAACAAACCCCAAAACATCTCCGCCATAAATCCCCACGATGTTTGCCTTAATATATTTGCCCCCCACAACAAACCAACCCATTGTATTGATTTCACCTATTTCCCCAGTTCTAATATGCAAATATTCTTTTTTACTCAACCCTCCAGATGGCAGCTCTATAATACCATTATCTTTTTTAATATTATCCCAATTTATTTTATATTCTTTTATGCCTGTCCCGCTGTAATCGTCATTGTATTTTTTTGCAATTTTTTTATTTACGGAAACATAACTGTAATCCCCTTTAATTGTTTTCTTTGCCCCCAGAAAATCTTTTACATTTGATTTAATATTCTCTGCTTTATAAAAGTTTGATTGATTGATTGCTTTTATACTTTTATCATAATAGCCCCATCCTGCTGGCGGTTTTTTAATTGGAGATGTAATAGATACTTTTTTCTCCCTCACCAATGGCTTGTCTAAATTCTCACCCTTATAATCCACAGGGAGTAATTGACATTGACAATGTTGTTGGCAGACAGAAAACCCACTTTTAGGAAGTCCTATTGTTTCAAAATATTCCATTGTTCCAGTTTCATTGTGTCTTTCCTCACAATCAGGACAAACATTATTTGAAACAGTTACCCATTTGAACTGTTGGACCCCAGCATCCTTGAATCTCCCCTGAGAGCCATTATTCCCCGCCATTCCCACACCTGATTTAACTGTATTTTTAATTTGATTTTTATAACCACCAAATATTCTTCCACCAGTATTTAGGTCATTCAATAGGGTTTGTTTAATTGCAGAATTTGACATTCCCGATGCTTTCATAGAGGTTATTACTCCATTCAAATCAAGAGTGGTTTGTGCAGCCACGTTTGATAATTGATTTGATAATATAATCCTCATATCAGGCATTTTTCAATTCCCTGTCTATTTTCAATTCAATCAATTTCAAACTATTTTGTTCTGCTTTTTTGGAAATACCAAACCATTCACGTTTTGGCAAATTCCCTGCCCCTTTTTGATGAAATTCACCTACGTCCGACATCGTTACGCCGGAATCCTTATATTTCTGCTTTCTTTCGGGATGTATTTCAACTATTTGATTAGTCGGAGTAGCTTTCTCAATTATGAGATTTCTCATCTTCCCAGTATCAACAAGAATTTTATCATTTCCTTTTCTTTTAATCGTTGATGATTTTAATGATTTCATTTGAGAGCCATCTACCCCTTGTCCCTTTTCAAGGCGTTGGTAATGGTCTTTGCGAATAATCTGTGCGGCTTGATTCAACTCCCTGTGCAAATCAAGTTTAATTTTATTCAGATTGAAATTCTTTTCTATTGTTATCGCAGATTTACTCATATCTTCTTCAAAATCTTATCAGCAAATTTTTTACCCTCTTTATGTGCCTTTTGAACTTCGTCTATATGTTCCTTTAAAAAAGCATCACCGAGTTTTAATAAATATCCTTCGGGATCACGAAGCAATTTGTCAATATCTACAACATCAAGAATATTCTCAGCATTGTCCACTACCTCATCTTGAAGGTTGTCAATCTTATCAAGGTAACTATTAACTAACTGTGCCAAGTTTTCTCAATCCTTCAAATGTTTCTTGTTCGGGTTGTGCTTCATCTATTTCACCCAACTTCACTTGTAATTCTTCTTCTGTAATATCGGGATTCATTGCTTTGAAATAATCTTCTCTTGTGGCAAGTTTATTCTTAAACTTCCAATCCCAATCTTCTCTATCTTCTTTTGCACTCTTTGGGAATCCTATTTCTTTAAAATCTACTTGAAAAGCATCTCCAAGTTTCTTTCCTGTGTGTGCTTCTATAATAGCTTGGTCTACTTTATAACGGTCTTTCTCCCACTCCCTAAATAATTCTGTGTCTGATTCTCTTACTTGTAGGTTCTCAAGTTCCAATATCTTCAATGCTTCACCTGATGCTGGATTACCTGAATCATCCCATCGAATTCTTAAATGATGATTGATAGCGGTAAGGTCAGCAAATGAACGCACTACAGAAACCATCTTTTCTAAATCTCCCGGAGAACCAACAAACTTAAAATCTGAGCCCTCTCCAAGTTGCATGACTTTATCTATACCAAGTTTTAATGAGGATTCTGTCTGTAATCCTGTTACTACGGGTTGACCAAATCCAAATCTTTCAGCAAGAGCAATCTCAGTCTGTGCAATCCCTATTTGAATGGATGTTCGTATTACATCACTTGCATCCGATTGATGTTCAACAAATGTAAAAGGTAAGACTCCATACGGATTAATATTTCCTTCATTAATAGGAATAATTCTTCCGCTTTGATCGTATTTATAATGCAGTCCAGGTTCACCGTCTCTTTCTGCTGACCAAAATACATACTCTCTATTATTACCCTTCCTTGCAATCTCATAACTTATTCCAAAAGGTTCAAATTCTCCCTCTTTATAGTACTTCTTATATTGAGGAATAATCATGTATTCGAGTCTTTGTCTACGCTCATTCCATGCGGTTCTAAATGCACAATCTTTAAGTAGCCATGCTAACTCAGAGAATTCCTGTGCTTTCCTGTCAAGCTTTTCTGAAAGAACCTGATAATCTTCATTAATTTCACCATTAATAAATCTTTGTGGTTTTGATTTATAAATTAAATTACGAGCCTTAGCAAACCTCCCCACAATGCGAGTAGGGAATACCGGCACTTGATTTAACGTGGCTTTAGAAAACCATTGTTCTATATGCCTATCCACTTCGTTATGATAATAGAAGTCTAACGCTACCGACCTCTCTGCTTCCTTGTTACTTGCAATTGCTTCTATAGACTTCCTGACTGATTCCATTACAATATCAGTCGAATATTCGGGTATTACAACATTGTTCACACTACGCATAGTAAATTCCATCTCTTCTTGGCGGTTGATATATCTTCTTCATTATCTTCTTGTTCACCCTCGCCCCATACCAATATAAATAAATGAATAATAAATTAAATGCAAGACTTACCCCGAGTATTATCCCCATTGAACACTCCTTGCCACTTGTTTGACTAATGGATACTTGTATATTACCATGTAACTTGCAGCGTCAAATGCGTGAGTTCTTGCTGGATCAGTAATTTGATCTAATACCCCTTTTTTCCATACCATCAATTCATTATCTGCAATTAATTCCGCACACTTCGGATCGATTGTGATTCTATCTTGCAGCAATAATCTATTCCAAGCATTAACTCTTTCTTTCACCGGAGGATTCCCCGACTTGCAATGAATTACGAATCCCTTATCTCTTAATATCTGATGGTCTGACTTTGTTGAAGATGTTTTTCTTGCAGTCCCTGTTGCATCGGGATAACAATTCCTTAGATTTGGGTGCTTTGCCCTCAACCAATCAGCCATTTCAAACGTGTTGGAATTTGACTTCCTGAATTTATCAAAGAAATGAATATGTCCATTTAAATCTACTCCGATATTTGCACTCATATAATCGACGTTAAAATCACACGAAACGAATAACTGACCATTCTCTAATAACTCTTTAACATCACGTTTAACAACGTGTTTCTCTCTGTCGAATGGTTTGCACGCTCTCCCAGCAGTAAGGTTGACAAACTTCCCATATACATAAGCATCAATTTCTTCCGGAGTATAACTTGCTAATAGATTGTCCTTATATTCTTGTGGTAAATGTGGGTTATCTAATGTCGAAGCTACAACATAACCAATATCAATCTTTTGGTCGTTGATTAACTCATACCCCCAGTTCAGTTCTTCTGCTGTTCCGGTGAGGAATCCTTCATGGATCGTAGCTTCCGG